TTCCATTCATGCAACTGTCTGCACCGAATAGAAGAGAGGTAATTGAAGATCTATTAGATATTCGTATCTTTTCAGCGATGAATAATTTAATTAAAGATCGAATACGTGACAAGAAAAATGGTGTTAAATCTTTAGATCTGAAGAGAGAAAATATTAAAGATAAAATGACCATGCAGGAAAAGTTTATTACTGAACTTGAAGATATGGGAAAACAAAATATCGAAAAGAATAAAGTTAAGATTGATAATCTGATTTCAGAATCAGATCAGTATGTTATGGATAATCGGGATATAGAAAAGGTTGTTGTAGATCGAACTGAGGAACAAAGTAAGTTGATAGGTGCAGGTGAGAAGTTAGCAACTCTTAATAATCTTAAAGGTAAAATATCTAATAAAGTATCAACCCTTACAAAAGAGCATAAGTTCTTCAGTGATAATGTGGTTTGCCCTACATGCACACAACCAATTGAAGAATCATTCAGATTAAATAGAATTGATGACGTTCAAACTAAAGCGAAGGAACTCAAAAAAGGTTATGAAGACCTTGAAGAGACTATCAAAAAAGAGCAGAACCGAGAACGTCAATTCAACAAATTATCAAAGGAGATTACTAAACTCAATCATGACATTTCTCAGAACAACACTCGGATTAATCTCAATCAGAAACAGATCCGAAATCTTGAATCTGAAATTCAAACACTTACCAGTCAACTTAAAAACAGAAATACTGAACATGAGAAATTAAAAGAGTTTAAAGGAAATCTCGATAAGACTACTGAAGAGTTATCAATACAAAAAGAAGATATACAGTATCATGACTTCGCATATTCATTGTTAAAAGATGATGGAGTAAAAACAAAGATTATCAAAAAATATCTTCCATTTATTAATGTACAAGTTAATCGTTTTCTTCAAAAAATGGAATTTTATATTAACTTCCAACTTGATGAAGCATTTGGTGAGACAATACAATCTCCTTTACATGAAGACTTTACTTATAGTTCATTTAGTGAAGGTGAGAAGATGAGAATTGACTTAGCACTACTATTCACTTGGAGAGAAGTTGCAAGAGTAAAGAACTCCATTAATACTAATCTATTGATCATGGATGAAATTTTTGATAGTTCTCTCGATACTTTTGGAACTGATGATTTCCTTAAAATCATTAAGTTTATAATTAAGGATGCAAACACTTTTGTGATCTCACACAAAATTGATATGCAAGACAGATTTGAAAACGTATTGAAGTTCGATAAGGTCAAAGGATTCTCTCAGATCGTATCGTAACCAATTAAAAAAGTGTCCACTCAACCGTCTCAGCAGACGGTTTTATTGTTATGATATATGCATAGACAAGAAAACACATGACTGTAAAACACGAAGTAAAAGGACAACTCGCTAAGTTACTAGCAACAGAAGACCTTATTGTTGAAAGTAAAAAGGTAGATACTGCATGTTTCAATGTACATACACGTGTTCTTACTTTACCAATGTGGGATAAGGCAAGTAATTATGTTTATGATATGCTCGTAGGTCATGAGGTTGGTCACGCATTGTTTACACCTGATACTGATTGGATGAAGAATCTTAAAGTTCCACATGGTGTAGTCAATGTTGTTGAAGATGTTCGCATTGAGAAGTTGATGAAGAGAAAATATGCAGGATTATCAAAAACATTTTACTCTGGTTACTTTGAGTTAAGTGATACTGACTTTTTTGATGTTGAGGATAAAAATTTGAATTTGCTTAACTTTGCAGATCGTCTTAATCTTCACTATAAGATTGGTAATTTTGTTAATATACCTTTTAAGAATGATCGTGAGAAAGAGTTAAAATCTTTAGTAGGATCTACAGAAACATTTGAAGATGTGTTGAGAGTTTCAGAATTAGTTCATGAATATTGTAAAGAAGAGATTGAAGATATGAAGAAAGAGTTGGAGCAGAAAAAAGAGGAAAAGGGAGCATCCATGAATATGGATATGGATGGTGGATCTTTTGAGGGTTCAAGTGATGATGATGGAGATCAAGAAATAAATACAGATACCGAATATCAAGTTCAAAATGGGGAAGAAGATGGATCCGAAATTGAAGATCAGTCTTCATCAAATATTTCTATCACTCAGATCCCTGCAGAGGAATTGGAAGCAGCAATTCAAAAGATTGAAGCAGGGGAAGGAGGAGTAGATATCAGTTCTGCTCAGGCAATGGATAGATCCATGCAAGAACTCAATTCATCAGATTGTAGAGAGAATGAATACTTTGAATTACCTGATGTAAATGTTGATCATCACATCGTTGATAATGCAAAGATTCATAAGAATATAGTTGAGGAGTGGAGATGTCAGGTTGCGACAAATCAAACACAACAATATGGATATGAAACTGATGAAAAGATATCCAGAATGGTTATTGAAAATATAACAGAGGTTAAGAATGAATATAAAGAATACAAGAAGTCAGCACAGAAAGAAGTTAATTATCTTGTAAAAGAGTTTGAAATGAAGAAGTCAGCATCTGCATACGCTCGTGCTGCTACATCACGCACAGGAGTTTTAGATACCTCTAAACTTTACACCTACAAATACAATGAAGATGTATTCAAAAAAGTTACTACACTTCCTGATGGTAAGAATCATGGATTAGTTTTTATACTTGATTGGTCTGGATCTATGGGTCAAGTAATGTTGGATACAGTTAAGCAGTTATACAATCTTATATGGTTCTGTAGAAAAGTTCAAATACCCTTTGAAGTCTATGCATTTACAAACTGCTATCCAAAAGAAGATAAGAAGACATCGTATCAAGTAAAAGAGGGTGTTGTTCAAATAGAAGATCACTTCTCTCTAATGAATATTCTTACTCATAAAGTTAATACAAAGACTTTGGAATCTCAGATGGAAAACATCTATTTGATTGCAAGAGCATTTTCATGGAGTTTTACCAATTACTACAATATTCCTTTAGGTATGAGTTTATCAGGAACACCTTTAAATGAATCATTAGTTTGTTTGCACAAGTTACTACCTCAGTTCAAGAAAGATAATAAAGTTGAAAAGGTTCAGTGTGTAATTCTTACTGATGGTGAAGCACATCCACTTCGTTTCCATAGAGAGTTTGTGAGATATGATGGTGAAAGATACATGGCAACATCATACATAGGAGACAATTGTTTACTTAGAGATAGAAAGACAGGTAATACTTACAGAGTAGAAAATAATATGTTTACTTTTTCAGATCTATTACTTAAGAATCTAAGAGACAAGTTTACAGATGTAAACTTCATAGGATTTAGAATCCTACCATCAAGAGAAGCATCATACTTTGCTCGCAGATATATTGGATATGGTGAGGAGTTGGATAAAACCATGAAGACTTTTAGAAAGGAAAAATCATTTTCAATCAAACAATCTGGATATCATGTATACTTTGGTATATCTTCTCAAGCACTTAATACTGATGACGACTTTGAGGTTAAAACCGATGCAACTAAAACTGAAATCAAGAGAGCATTTGTAAAGAGTCTTAAGGGTAAAAAGATGAATAAGAAAATTCTGGGTGAGTTTATAGGGTTTGTTGCGTGATAAATAGGTCAGAATAAACTAGTAGAAAAATGAGTCATTTTGGAGATTTACTGAAGGGAAAGGGAGGGACTAATTCCACACCAAAATCAGTCAAACAGGAAGTAGTGTCAACCAATAACACTGAGGGTTACTCTAAACAGGATTTACTTAAGTTAAATAAGAAAGAGTTAGAGGAGTTGGGTAGAGAATATGGTATTGAACTTGATCGTAGAATTTCTCATGCAAAGTTAGTGGTTCAACTTAAATCCTTTATTGACTCTAAAAAATAGATGGAAAAAATCCTAACTGATAAAAAAACTGGAAATAAAAAAGCAGTTGCAACACCTGATTATAAATTTAAAACTTTTGATCAACTTAAAAAAGATTTAGATAGTTCTAATAAAAAAATTAAAAAATTTCCACCACCATTAAATAAAAAAAATGATTCGAGTGTGAATACTAATAATAGAGGTGGTGTGAGAGGAGATTTATATGATGTGAGTTCATTTAAAAATTCCTTTTAAACCAATTAACAAAGTGTCTACTGGGGGGTGCTTCACCTCCTTTTTTTGTCTATAATGATTGTATAGATAAAACAATTACATCATGACTTTCAGACCTTTTGAAATTAAAATGACCGAACAGCAGGTTATCGACGGATTAAGAAGTAACTACGGTAATGAGTTTACCACTCCTGACGTTAGAGCGTTTTGTGCGATGAATGATATTGCATATACAACAGCAACTAGAAAGATACAAAAATATAAGGTATCTAAAGGTAGATGGAATCTTAAAGTTACAACTAAAGTAGTAGAAAAGATAGAGAGATCATTTGCAGCACCATCAGGTCAACCAGTTGAGAAAAGAAATCTTGTTCCAGAGAAGGATGATACCTTCGTTAAGTTTGGAAGTTTTGGTGATGTAAAGAAAATAATACAATCAAAACAGTTCTACCCTACATTCGTTACTGGTTTATCTGGTAACGGTAAGACATTCTCAATTGAGCAAGCATGTGCACAGTTGGGTAGAGAACTTATTCGTGTAAACATTACAATTGAAACAGATGAAGATGATCTTATTGGCGGTTTCCGTCTTGTTAA